CTAGTTGAAATTGCTCACCGAGTTAAGGGTAAAGGAGATACTTGGACATTATTAACTAATAACCAAGTATACTCCTCCTTAACAGAGGTATTAAACGCATATTACGTTTCAGCAGCTTATAAACCTATAGCATTTAGGCTTGAACCTATGAATGGAATTTGTTATATTATAACAACCCAAGAAATAGAAATACCTAAACCACAACCTAAAAAATTCGATTTGTATGGAGATTTTGAATAGAGAACATACATTACTAGTTGAAAAATATCGTTCTAAAACACTAGATGAGTATGTAGGTAATGAACATATTAAAGCTACTATTAAAAAATATCTAGAACAAAATGATATTCAAAACTTTCTATTTTACGGTGGTGCGGGCTGTGGCAAAACTACTCTTGCTAAGCTTATTGTTAATAACTTGGACTGTGACTATCTTTACATCAATAGTAGTGATGAACGTGGTATTGATACTATTAGGGATAAAGTATCTGGTTTCGCTAGTACAGCCTCTTTCAAACCATTAAAGGTAGTTATATTAGACGAAGCAGATTTTATTACAATTCAAGGGCAAGCAGCGTTACGTAATGTAATTGAGACCTATTCGCGTACTACACGCTTTATACTTACCTGTAATTACATTGAACGTATTATAGACCCAATTCAATCTCGTTGTCAGGTACTAAAGATTGAGCCACCATCTAAAAAAGATATAGCAAAGCATTTAGCTAAAATATTAGATACAGAAAATACAATTTATACTGTTGATGATATTAAAACAGTAGTAAATCATTATTACCCGGATTTACGTAAAATGCTTAATACGCTTCAATTATCTACTCATGAAAGTGAAATTAAACTAGACCCATCAGTATTAGTATCGTCTAATTATACAGCTGCGGTGATTGAAGAACTAAAACAATCTAAACCTGATTGGAAAGCTATTAGACAAATTATATCAGATTCAGGTGTAAATGATTTTGAAGAATTATTTAGACATTTATATGATAATGCTTCGGTTTATGCCCCTAATAGAGAGGGTAGTGTAGCAATTTATATTAACGAACATTCCTATCAAGCCAATTTTCGTATAGACAAAGAAATAAATGCTATGAGTTTAATATCTAAATTAATTGATATAAAATGAAACTGTTAGCCACACACCCGATTAAAAAAATGGATTTAGGTTTTCACGGGAACCTATTTGGAGGTAAACTATTATCTTGGGTAGATGCTGCTGTAGCTGCTTATGCTATGGAGGTATGCCATTCCAAAAATATGGTTACAATAACTATTGATAAATGTATCTTTAAAAAATCCGCTAAAGAAGGCTCATTACTTAAAATATATTGTGAATTAAACGATATAGGAAACACATCAGCTACATTTGATGTTGAAGTTAGATCATATAATGTGTTTAAAGAAGAAGAGGCTATTATATTAACTACATCTATGACCTTTGTCAGGATAGACGATGAAGGCGGACCCATACCAATCTCAGAACAAGTTAAACGAAAATTTAATGAATCTAGGGCAACTGATAGAGGCAAATAATAATTACTATCAACTATATAGAACAATAAAAGAACCAAAAACATTACCCAGTGAAATGGTTAATGAATTAAAAGACCTTTGGTTATGTTCTCATACGTTTAGAAAAGATGGTATGTTATATTTCTGTCGAGAAGTACAAACAATTGAATATGAACAAATAAATTAAAATAAAATGAATAAACAACCACAACAACAACTTAACATTGACATTAAAACTACAACCCCCATTAAATCACCTGAAGGTAATATGGTGTTTCAAGAGGGTGTTATTTTGCGAAAAGTATCCAAATTTATTGCGGGTACTGCTGAAGACGGTGTTATCCCCGTACCTATATTTTTTGATGTTAAAACCGGTAAAGTACTAATTGAGTTATTGCCCAAGGAACTTAGAGAAGAATTCCAAGAGTTATATGACAAAGAAGACGCAACAAAATAAGTCATTTACTATATTTGATTGGTTGAAGGAGATTACATATACTAAATCTCCTTCCTCTAAATTCAGTAATGAGGAATGGGAATCATTTAATCCATATATGATATCTCGTTTTTTGAGTATGTCAAAAGATTATATTGAACTAGTAAATTATGTTCAAAATATTCCATATACTGAAAAGGAAAAGTATTATAAAATATATTGTGAATTAATTCCTAAAAAGCAATTCTTTCAAAAATATATTAAAACAACTAAAAAAAGCCCATCAAAAGATATAGTAGAACAAATTAGTAAATACTATGAATGTTCCCTTGGAGAAGCAGAAGAATATACTTATATTCTAGGAAATAAGGGCATACAAGAAATTTTAAATAAATTAGGATATGAGTCAAAATAAAACTAGAGAAATAGAAGTAACAGATTCTATTGTAGATACAGTTATAGATAAATTCGTTACTAGAGCTAAATTTGGTAAAAACAAATACGGAACTGATTTAGATAGAACTGATTTATCAGTAGTAGACTGGATTACCCATGTCCAGGAGGAACTTCACGATAGCATTCTATATCTAGAAAAATTAAAACAAACCCTTAGTGGCAAATAAAATACCACAAATAGTAAAAGAGGTTAAAAAATTTGTTCCTGCTAGCCTTAATCATGCTTACCAAAAACAAATTTCATTTAGCCAATTTTCCACATTCCAACAATGCCCACACAAATGGGCGTTAATGTATAGGGATGGGCACTATCAATCTGAGGTATCCATCCATATGACATTTGGAACTTCAATGCACGAAGCTATACAACATTATTTAGATGTGATGTATAATAAAAGTATGGCTGAAGCAGATAGAATTAATCTAGAAGAATATTTTGAAAATAGATTAAGGGAAAATTATAAAAAAGATTATGAGCAAAACAAAAAACAGCATTTTTCTAGTTCATTAGAATTAAGAGAGTTTTTTGAAGATGGGAAAGCTATTTTAGAATGGTTTAAAAAGAAGAAAAAAGGATATTTTAGTAAACGTAATTGGTGGTTAGCAGGTATAGAAGTTCCTATTTTAATTGCGTTTAATTCCGCTTATAAAAACATACTATACAAGGGGTATATAGACATTGTAATGTACAATGAACTTTCAAATAAAATAAAAATAATCGATATTAAAACGTCTACTAGAGGTTGGAAGGATAAAGAAAAAGCAGACGAGGTAAAAATGATGCAATTGATTTTATATAAAAAATTCTTTGCTGAACAATTCAATTTTCCAATAGATGATATTGAAATAGAATATTTTATTGTAAAACGTAAAATTCATAACCACCCCGATTACCCTAATAATAGAATACAAACCTATGCTCCGGCTGCAGGTAAAATAAAACTTAATAAAGCAGTTAATGCTATAAACGAGTTTCTTGAAAAAACTATGAATAAAGATGGGACACGTAAAATTGATCCTATGATTAAAACCCCTAATAAAAATTGTACTTATTGCCCTTTTAATAACTCGAAAGAGCTTTGTGATAAAGGTACATTTTCCTAAAAATGTGATATATTTATATACAACAAGTATACAATTAAAAAATTAATGTTATGAGTAAAAAAGATATGACACTAACAAGTGTAAAAATTCAAAGTGAAATGTTTGAAGAATTTAAAGTTTCATGTGTAAGGTATAAATTTTCACTACAAAAACTTGCCGATCGAGCAATTCATTTGTACCTTACCGATGATAGTTTCCGAAAAACTATTCACAACCACAACGTTTTAGAAACAAAATAATTTATGAAAGAAGGTTACATTCCAAAAGAACAAAGAAAAAAAATCCTATTAATGTGTGATGACATTAGAATGCCATCAGGAATAGGTACAATAGGCAAAGAATTAATATTAGGTACTTGCCACAGATACAATTGGGTAAATGTCGGCGGTGCTATCAATCACCCTGACCAAGGCAAACGTTTTGATTTAAGCCAGGACACTAACCAAAGTGCAGGTATCGATGATTCAAATGTTGTACTTTATCCTATAAATGGGTATGGTGACCCATTTTTAGTACAGCAATTATTAGAAATTGAAAAACCAGATGCTATATTTTTGATAACTGACCCAAGATACTGGATTTGGTTATTTCAAATAGAAAATGAAATTAGAAAACATATTCCAATAGTTTACTTAAATATTTGGGATGATTACCCTGCCCCCATGTATAACCAAACATTTTACGAATCATGTGATGCTTTGTTTGGTATCTCAAAGCAAACTATAAATATTAACAAGCTTGTATTAGGCGATAAAGCTAAAAACAAAATTATAAAGTATGTTCCTCATGGATTAAATACTAAAATATTTTTCCCTATTGAAAATAAAGAACAGGATAAAGCATTTGTTGAGTTTAGGAACCAAGTATTTAACGGTAAGAAATATGAGTTTGTTTTGTTCTTTAACTCTAGAAATATTCGCCGTAAACAAATTCCTGATACAATTTTAGCATTCAAACAATTTATGTCCGGCCTTAGTAAAGGGCAAGCAGATAAATGCGCTATGCTTTTACATACAGCTGCAGTAGATGAAAACGGAACAGATTTAATAGCAGTAATTGAAACTTTATGCCCTGAAATTAAAGATAAGTTTTATATCACAAATAGGATGTTTGGGCCTAATGAAATGAATTATCTGTACAATATGACAGATGCTCAAATTTTATTAACATCAAACGAAGGGTGGGGACTATCATTAACTGAAGCATTACTAGTAGGTAATCCTATTATAGCTAATGTAACCGGGGGTATGCAAGACCAAATGCGTTTTGAATTTGAGGATGGTACTTGGATTGATTTTGATGCTGATTTTCCTTCCAACCATAGAGGAACTTATAAAAAGCACGGTGAATGGGCCTTTCCAGTCTATCCAACAAATCGTTCAATTCAAGGTTCCCCACTAACCCCTTATATTTTTGATGATAGATGTAATTGGGAAGATGCAGCTGAACAGATTAAAAATGTATATAACTTAAGTGCTGAAGAGCGTAAGGCTAAGGGCATGAAAGGTAGAGAGTGGGCTTTGGGTGATGAAGCAGGGTTTACTCAAGAACATCAAGCAGATAGAATTATAGAAGGATTAAATAAATTATTTGCTGCTTGGAAGCCAAGAGAGCCGTACGAATTTATAAATGCTAATCAATATAAAAAACCAGTTTTAAATCACAATTTAATATACTAATATGAGTAAAAATACGTTTTATATAAGTTGCCCAATCGATACATACAGTGGATATGGGGCACGTTCTAGAGATTTAGTTAAAGCAATTATAGAATTAGATAAGTACGATGTTAAAATTATACCGCAACGTTGGGGTGGTACTCCTTGGGGATTTATTAAAGGTAACTCCGAATGGGAATTTTTAACCAAATATTTTTATAGACAACCCCAACTTCATGAACAGCCTGATATTTGGATGCAGATTACTATACCAAATGAATTTCAACCAGTTGGTAAATATAACATTGGGGTAACTGCAGGTATGGAAACCACTCATGCCCGGGGAGAATGGATTGAAGGAATAAATAGAATGAATTTAACATTAGTATCATCTAATCACTCTAAACAATCATTCCTAAACTCAGTATATCAAAAGCAAGACAATGGCCAAATAGTAGGAGAAATTAAAGTAGAAAAGCCAATAGAAGTATTATTTGAAGGTGTAAGCCTAGATATTTACAAGCTATTAGAAACATATACTAAGAATGATTTATTTAAATCTATAGATTCTATACCTGAATCATTTGCTTATTTATATGTTGGCCATTGGTTGCAGGGTGATATTGGGGAAGATAGAAAAAATACTGGATTATTAATTAAAGCTTTTTATGAGACATTTAAAAACAAAGCTAATAAACCTGCTTTAATATTAAAAACTAGTGGAGCAGGATGTTCTTATGTAGACCGAGAAAATATTTTAAGTAAAATAGAACAAATTAAAAATACAGTAGGTTCTAAAAATTTACCTAATGTTTATTTATTACACGGTGAATTTAAGGATGAAGAAATAAATGAATTATATAGTCATCCTAAAGTAAAAGCTATGGTTAATTTAACTAAAGGTGAAGGGTTTGGGCGTCCATTACTTGAATTTACCCAATGTAAAAAACCAATTATAACAACTGCTTGGAGTGGCCATACTGATTTTCTTGATCCCCAAATGTCTATTTTATTAGGGGGCCAATTAACTCAAGTTCACCCAAGTGCAGCTAACGATTGGATAATTAGAGAGAGCCAATGGTTTTCGCCTGATTATGGTCAGATTGGCCATTACCTTAAGGATGTTTTTGAGAATTATAAAAAGTATACCGACGGTGCAAAGCGTCAAGCTTACAAATGTAAGACCGACTTCAGTTGGGGTAAGATGAAAGAAAAAGTAGATCAGTTATTTGAATTTTATATTCCGGAACTACCAAAGAGAGTTCAACTACAACTACCTAAATTAAAGAAAATTGAGCTCCCTAAACTTAAAAAAATAGAAACAAATGGATAATTTACAAATTTGTAGTAGATGTGGTAGTGATGCGGCATATGTTCAAGAAATAAACGACCAAATTAAACTATACTATTGTATGGGGTGTGGATTTCAAGCTAATACCATAATGACTCATGACTCAGAATTTTTAAAAGAACAAATGGAAATTTTACCTGAATTATATAAGGAATTAATGGTTGAGGATGAAAATGGAACTATTTGGATGCCCTCAATGGTTAATATACCCTCCCAAGGTATGGTCTTTGCTGATGGTACTAATAAAAATAATTGGCAGTGGGCAGCTGTAAAAGCAATTCCAATGTCTGAAGAAGAAAAAGCTAAATTTAAGGCTAAAGGAAAAGATTATGAATGGAAAATGGATATGGAGACGCTAAAACATTATCCTGAACGTGAATATTTAGATGCTCTTTCGTATATTGGTGTATTACCTGAATAAACTATGAAAATAAGTTACGCTATAACAGTAAAAGATGAACTAAACGAATTACAACGTTTAGTTGATTTTCTTATAAATAAGAAAAGAACCGAAGATGAAATCGTAATTCTATACGATTCAAAGGGAGGAAGTAAAGCTGTAGAAGAATGGTTAAGAGCTAATTCTGTAGCAAGTCAGGAATATAGATGGTACAGTAGTAAATTTAATAATAATTTTGCTGATCATAAGAATTATCTAAATATGCTATGCACCGGTGATTATATCTTTCAGATTGATGCTGACGAAATTCCTCATGAAAACCTAATCGAAAAATTACCCTCTATTCTAGAACACAATTCATCAGTTGATTTATATGTTGTGCCTAGGGTTAATACAGTAACTAGCTTGACCCAAGAACATATTCAAAAGTGGGGGTGGAATATAAATGAAAACGGATGGGTGAATTGGCCTGATTACCAAACTCGTGTTTACAGAAAATCTCCTGAAATAAAGTGGGTAAATAAAGTGCATGAAAGACTTGGGGGGCATAAACAATTTGCGTATCTTCCTATAGAAGAGGATTGGGCATTGTATCATCCTAAAACGATTGAAAGGCAAGAAAAACAAAACAACTATTACGAAACATTATGAAAACAGCATTAGTACTAGGAGGTGGAGGTTTTATAGGAGGACACCTCGCTAAACGACTTAAAAATGAAAGTTTTTGGGTTCGTATAGTAGACATTAAACCAAAACATGAATATTGGAATCACGAAGATATCTGCGATGAATATATTTGTGGTGATTTACGAGACCCAAAGTTAGTAAGTAGAATAATGTTCTCTCCAAATCAACGTTCATTAGCTGATAAAGAACTATCATTTGATGAAGTATATCAATTAGCTGCAGATATGGGGGGAGCAGGATATATCTTTACAGGTGAGAACGATGCAAATGTAATGCACAACTCAGCCTTAATTAATTTAAATGTGACTCATGAAGCTGCTAAAAAATCAGTTAAACGA